CCTTGACCAGACTCAGTAGCTACTTCAACCCATCCAATCTGAGCAGTGTCAGATCCGTTGATTGCGTACTTGTCTTTAATGATAATAGGAGAGTTAGAGTATTGAGTGAAAGAAGGTGTTACAGAAACTCTGTTAGCATCTCCAGTTCCTTTTCCATACTCAGATCCATATACAAAAATCTTAAGTGTTGGTCCACCAGTCACTAAATCTACTTCAGCAGCTCCTGCTCCAGTTCCATCTAAAGCTTCTTGCGAATAAGGCGCTACAGTTAATACACCTGCACCTAATGCGCTACCAGGAGTAGCTCCAGAAGCAACAACGTAACAGTTTAATTCTGCTCCAGTTGCTGGATTCATAACTACGATTGTAGAACCAGGAGACACAACGTTTTCAACAAGAGTTGCACCAGACCCACCAATATTCTGAATAGTTAAAGTAGATACTTTTGCTCCTACTATACCTGTATTAGTTGCTATTACATTATCATAAGAGATGTGTAATCTATTTTGTTCAGACCATACTACTTGGTCAGAAGTCATTGGCATTTCAGCTCCTACCATTCTTAAGAAACCACCTAAGGTTCTATTTCCATAACGCTCTACTTCAGCTTCATAGATTTCTGGTAAGTACTGTTGTGCGAAGTCACTCGTTCCATCAGTAAAGTTTAAATAATTGCCTTCTAAGGCTTGTTTTTTTGGCGTTGGGATTAAACTTCCAAACACCGGGCTTACATTTGCCATAATTTTAATTTTTTTTAGTTAAATTTTTTTGTTTTAATTCTAAGTTTAGAAGAATCAGGGCCTGTTATTGACTTAACTTTTATTCCGTTTACGAATTCACCTGAGCCAGTTTGCCTAGGCTCTGTACTAGGGTTTTTAGAACTACTAACTATCTCTTTAGTAGCATCTGTTCTTCCTTGTTCATAAAAATGATTAATAATCTTGTCAGCATTTGAAGCAATGTAAATAGCTTTGTGATAACCTTTCGTGTCTTTTATATTACCGCTTTCGTCAAGAAACTTTCCTACGAAATTGTTAATGCTTGATTGGTTTTCTGCAACTTTGTTTGGATCTTGTAAACCATATCTAAACTTCTTCTTACCTACATTGAAGTCAAAACCTTTGAATTCATTAGTAAAGTAATCATTTGTTTTTGATTTAAAGTCCGAATGCTGTTGCTCAGCTATCTTCTGATCTTCTTGATATCGGTTGAAAAACTCTGTTGCTTTTTGTTGTTCCTGAGTAACGCCGGGTCTCAACTTGATTTCGTCGTAATATTTACTCTTGGTTTCTTCCAAAAAGCCTTTTGCTTTTGCAACTTCTTCTTTAAACGCAATTTTCTTTTTGCGTATATCTCTTTCCTCATCTATGTCTTCGTCATAGTCGTAGTCTTCTAATATTAGGCTAACGTCATCTGATTCTAAATAAGGTTTTGTTTGTTTGTAATATTCTTTTAATAGTGTTTTATCATCAACACTTGAGTAGTCTGCGTTTAATCTAACGTAGTCGCTAATTGTACCACCGGTTTCTTCCATAAAAGAAACTAGCTTTTCAATGTTTTCTGGTAATTTAGCACCTGTTTTTTCGTTGTTAGTTAAAGCGTTATCAAATTGTTCTTCTAAAACCTCTACTTCATCTTGAACAGGCTCTTCATCTACAATTTCTATAATACCATCTTCTTCCCCACTTTCCTGAGTATCGTTAACAACTACAACAGGTTCTTCAATAACGTCTTCTTTAACCTCTGGTATTACTACCTTAGCGGCTTCTTCAGCTACTGGTTCTTTTACTTCATCTATGTTAACCTTTATAGGTTCATTAGATTGATCGCCTAATTTTTTAGGACTTGTTTTTTTGGATTTAATTTTAAAATCCCCTTCTTGTTTTACTTCTGACATAATATAATATAATTAAATAATTGTTTGTAATCTTATCTAGATGTAAACTGCTCTAGTCCAAAACCATCTAGATTATCGTTTCCAGCAGACTCAAAATTAGTAGGTAATAAATCGTTTTGTCTTTGATTTATTAATTCAGATTGTTGAGTTCCTTGTATTTTTACTCTTTTATCTTTTCTATCTTCTATTTCACTTTCTTTCTGCTGTTGAACTTTTGCAGTTGCTTGAGCTAATTGCATTTGATAATTAAACTCTTCAGCCATTAACTCTCTTTTTATTTGAGCCTCAGTTTGCATTCTTTGTATTTCAAACTGTGATTTAGCTTGCTCTATACTAACTTTTTCTTGAGTGAGCGCTTGTTGTTTCTGTACTTCAGCCATTGCAGCTTTTTCAGCTGATTCAGCGTTTGCTTGCGCTTGTGCTTGGATATTAGCTTGTTGCTGCTCTTGTTCTCTTTTTATTTTTTGACTTTGCCTCATTTTCAAGAACTGATTAGCTAGTTTTATATTTTTAATATTCCTAATATCAATAGCGTCTGATAAAGCAATTGCTTGTGTTTGTAAAGCTACTTGTATGTTTTGTTCTAATAAAGCTTTTTCTTCATCTTCAGGTTCTAACTCTAAATAAATACCAAAATCATGTAGCTGCAGGTTAATCAACTCCTCAAGAGTTTTAGTATTAAATGTACTTATAGCATTTGTTAAAGCATTTTCTGTTAAAGGATTTTCAATTACATCAGCTACCTTTAGACTTATATTTTCACAAGTTCTAACAGTTAAATATAACAACGAATCTAATACATGCTTAGTTGCGATATTAGAAGCATTAGCCGCCATTTTTTGCAAACCTAATAAAGAGTCTTTATTTGGAGCGCTACCGTCTCTTGCTTCATTTAATCCGGTTACATCTCTTATCATTTGTAGATAATATTGATATGTACCAATTAAACTTTGTATTTTTCCTTGACCACTTGAAGATGACAGTTCTTGTACAGGCACTTTACCTCTATTTAATTCGCCGTCTTGAGTCAATGATCTACCTACAACAGAACCTGTCTGGAAGTACATGTTCAACGCCTCGGCTGGATTGTATGTTGTCCCGTTACCTAAATCAACTTCAGCTAAACCATCCATATCTAAGAATACACCATCTGGCACTATTCTAGACATTACTTGTTGTAATTTAAGGTGTGTTATTTGAATCATATCAGCAAAGCTAGTAATTTTACTAACTATAGACTCTATGCGTCCTTTGTACATCCTAGGTGCAGATATACAGTAATTCATCATTACCTTTGTAGTATCAGCTGTTGGTCTAGTCATATTCTCAGCCAACTTCCACTCTAGCATTATATTTGTACCTAACACTTTAGCTCCAGTATATAAAACTTCTATTGTTCTAGATATTCTTTCAAAGTTATCATTAGCTGGAGGATTAAACGTGTCAGGCTTTTCTAATGTTTTCTCTAATCCTTGATCTGTTTTCTTTATTTTAAATACTTGGTCTGAATACGTTTTGTACTCAAAGTACAATACTTGTATTGTATTTTCATCATAATTACCCCAGTTAGTTACATACTGCGAATTGCCAGGCATATCTTGTATTTTTTCTAACTCTGAAGCTGATAATGATGGAAACTGTTTTTTTAGTTCAGCTAATGATATAGATTTTACTTCACCTACATAATATATATCCTCAAAGTTTGGATCCTCTGTATATGAATAAATCATATTAGCAGGGTCAACATAGTCAGTAACTATACCTTCAGATTTGTTAAACGAAGTTTTAACAGCTCCAATACCTATAGTGGTTAAATCGTGAGCTAATCTTTTCTTTGTTTCATTGTACTTATTAAACGAGAGGACATTATTTATAACTTCTTCTTCTGCAATCTCCACGTTTTGTTTATACGTCATTTGCATATGTATATCTAACTCTTCCTTACTTTGAGGTAGAGCTTGTAAGTCGCCTGTCATTGAAAAGTCCATACCTAGGTTTTGCTGTATATTTTGCAAAGCTTCTTTAGTATTCATATCTCTTTCAACAGCCGCAGCATAATCAGTTCTGCTTTTTACAGAAAATGGATCTTGAGCAAAAGCACTTATTTCATAAGTCTTATTAGACATTCCATTTACAACAATATCAACAAACTTTGATATAACTGGTATTGGTTTCCAGTCTAAATTAAGATAAGACAAATCACCGTTTATGGATAATTCATCTTTATACTTCTGTATTGATTGCTCACCTCTAGCGTATAAACGTAGTGAGTGAAAGCTATTCCAATTGTTCAAATATCTATTACCATTACCTCTTCCTTGATTGAACCATTCTTGTTCAATAGCTCTAGAGACTTGTAAGCCGTAATCGTAACTAGCTTTTACTTCGTCACTAACAACCTGGTTAGGGAAAGAACTATCGGTATTTGTTTGTATTTTCATTTATCTTAATATTTTAGACGTAGAACCTCTATTGTCATATCTTTTAATTCCTAAATCGTAAACCTTTTTTTGCACTGGACTAACTGGTGAATATAGGTTTTTGTTACAAGCCATTATTGCTAAACCAGAACTTATAGAAGCATCATGCTTTGTTCTATTGTTTATATTGAATTTACCCCAGTCTTCTAATGTTCTTTGAAAGTACATATCTCCATAACCAGCTTCTGTTCGTCCAACACAAGTTTCTATATATGATTCTATAGCCGCAGCGTGTGCTTGCTTTATATCTTCACTGGAGTTTGGTATACCGCCTATCTCTCTTTCAGTTACAGATAATTTGTTTAATCTTTTGTCGGGTCTATTCATTGAAAAGCCTCTATAGCCTCTTCTTTTGAAATGATACAGTAATCTAGGTTTGTTATTTTCAGCAAGTATTGGCATACCATAAAATATGCAAGCCATTAATACATCTTCAAAAAATATCTCAGCAGTTTGTGGTCTAGCTATATATTCTAAAAAGAATCTGTTAGGTGGAACATCCTCCATACTAAACTTAGTTAAACCGTGTAAAGCTCCGTTAGAACCTCTTTTATCAACCGTACCTGATATATCATAACTGTCACAGCCAAAAGCGCCACAGTGTTCGTTACCTGGATATTTTGTATTACCTTTTGTTATAACTCTATTTTGCATTTGCACAGGTGGTACCCAACTAACGTTGAACCTACCGTTTTTATTTGGTACAAATATTACCTTAGTATCTTTTATACCGTTTTCCCACATAAAACTTCCAGTAGTTATTATCGATGTATTTCTAAGGTCTTCATTATAATCTATTTGTTCATATATCTTCGTTAAATTAAACAAAGATTGTTTTGCTTCATCTCTAAAAGCGTGTTGTTCTGTTCTTGGAAATTGACGATAGTATTCATTTAAACCATCCTGGTCTCCTTTTAATCCTTCAACTTCATTTGTCCAGTATTCAATTACACCTTGCTTTATTAGCGACCCGTCAGGTCCTTCAGTTGGTTTTTTTGGCGTTTCAAATACAGGAAATCCAAAAGAATCAATGTAGCCTTCGTAGTTCCATTCCATAGGAATGAACAAGCTATAGAGTCCCGAACGAGTCTGTCCATTTGCATTTCTTTTTGTTGCGTCGGAGTCATAGTATAGTTTTTTAAAGTTTTCGCCACCCTTATCTAAAGCATTTGATGTACTACCCATCATACACTTACCTATAATTTTTGAACCTAATCTCAAACAAGTTTTTGTAACTCTCCAGTTATTTAATATATTTGTAGGTCTTTCCCATTTACCACTTTCATCGTGGACTAATAGTTTTAATTTTTCACCGTCGTATGAGTTGTCCCCGGTGTTCTTCCAGTCGATCGTTGTATCGAGACCGGTGATTTCCTGTAGCTTTTCATTGGTGTCAAGCTTTTTTCTGGTAAATTTGGACGCTGGTACCCTGTACGCGAGTTCTGTCTTCGGCCTGTCCATACCGTCCTGGATGGGTTTGAAGAAGAAGGGATAATTAACCGAGATGGGTACCACTTTATCAGTAAACATCTTTTTTGCATCTGGACCAGACTTTGATAAAATTCCGAATCTAGAGTCTGTGGATATTGTAGCTTGATTAACCGTTTCGCCTGAGGCCATGAAAGAAAACCCTGACCGTCTGTTCTTAAGATAGCACATTCCGTAACAACGTACATCTGATTTACAAGCTTCCCAGAATATAAAGAATAATCTGTTTGACTCCCTAAAGTCTGCTGCCCCAACATCAATTTTGGACCACTGCAAGTACATGTAGTGAGTGCCAGTAATATAAGAAGGCTTGTCTTTGTTAAAAAACCAAAAACCTTCTTCACGCCTTTTAAATTCTGTATCAATATAGTCATACCATTTCTCTTTAAATTGTGAAGGGTATTCGTCCCAATCAAACACCGATTTTATTTTTGAAAGCTCTTTTGGGTATTCCATGTGTTTCCACTTGTCTCCTTCAAACTTAATAACATCATTTTCTTTTGGTAATGCTATTTTTACTCCTTGTATTTCGTAAATCTCACCTATCTGTCCGGTCTTACTGATTACAACTACGTCATGCTCTTCGTTATAACCGTACTCCCATTTCTTATATCTGTTTAACCTTTTTAATATCTTAGGTTTAATATAGTCTTTTAATATTGCTACTAAGGTTTGTTCGTACATTATCTAGATCTTCCTTCTGCAAAACCCCTAAAAGCTTTTTCTTCTTTAGCTTCTTTTGGGTTTTCATTTAACATAGCGTCTTCCTCTTCTATTCTAGCAAGTATTTCAAAAGCATCGAATATAGCTAATTTTTTAGTTGCGGCAGCATTTTTAAGTCTGTCAGCTGATAAATCATCTTCTGAGTCAACGATCTTTTCTTCTGCCACTTTAATTAACTCCTTAACTGCTTTTTGCCCAGCTAGGATTATATTCTTCTTGGTTT